GGTCATACGCGCGGATCGTCAACCGGCCTTGGCGTTTGGACCAGCCATAGTCCCCGGTCAGTGCGGCGGTGAAGTCCTCCCGCCCGATGACCGCCTTCGGGTCCACCGTCAGGGCCTGATAGGTGCGCTGGTCGTCGTAGTCGGCGAGCACCGGCACCCCGACCAGGGCGGCGAGCCCCGCCGCGCCGATCAGCGCCCCCCCGGGAACAGCGGACCCCACCCCGGTGACGGTGGCGGGCGCGGTGAACCCCAGCCCGTCGCGGACCACGTAGGACACGGTTCCGGTCAACGCAGCTTCGTAGTCGGTCACCGTGATGGCACCGGTGGCGTCCGGGCCGGCGTTGGCGGGCAGGCGCACCAGGTTCACCCCGTTATGGTCGGTGCGCTGCATCGTGAGCGGGCCCAGCCCCGCGGCGATGACCTGAACGGTGAGGCCCGTGCGCACGAACAGTTCCCGCCCACCCCCCACCGTGGTGTTAGTGATCCGCAGGGCGTGGGAGGTGGCGGTAGCTACGAAGTCGTACACGATCGGTGTCCAGGCGTACATGGACGCGCCTTGCGGGGTGCACGCGCCGATCCCCGCCACCCCCACGGTGATCAGGACCCCGGGCGCCCACACCTGGATGTGGGCGGTGATCCGGTAGGACTGACCGATGGTCAGGCCGGTGACGGTGCGGCCCACGTACTGATCCGCGAAATGGAACTGATCGCTGTTCGTGAGCCCACACGCGAGGGCGTACGAACCGCCCTGCACCTGGGTGGTGGTGGACGGGGCGTTGTGCGCGCCGGTGGTGCCACCGGCCCACGAGTCCACCCCGGCGCTGAAGTTCGAGGTGTACACGGTGGTTCCGACGTGCGCGGCGCCGGTCACAGCGAGGGTGACTTTCCCGGCGTGGTCTGTGGTCGCGCCCAGGGCAAGGGTCATGGCTGTAGGTACCTCTCGGCGTTGGCCCTGACTTTGTTCAGCGCGGTCTGTAGCAGGTAGTTGTCCACCACGGGGTTGATGGTGACGTCGATCTTGTACGGCTGGGTTGGGGACAGGAAGTTGTTCATGGTGCGTTGGGCGTCGGTGGTCGACGCGGTGACCTGGATCTCGTAGTCCTCCGCGGTCTTGTCCTGAACGATCCCCAGTTCCCGGGCCAGGTCTTTCGCGTCCTGCTTGGACACGCCCATGGCGTCGGCCAGGTCAAGGAACTTTTGCCGCCCGGTAGCAAGCTCGTCGTTGGCGTCCTTCACCGACCCGGTTTGCTCCTGGGTGGCGGCGGCGCTGTCCCGGATCGTCGCGGCCAGGTTGATCAGGTCCCGCTGGTTGTCGCGGCGCTCCTGCGGGGTGAGGCCTTCCTTGTTGCGGTCCTTGATCGCTTTGGCGAGCGCCACCTCAGCGTCCGTGACGTCCAGCTGGGCGAGCCGGTACGACGCCGCCTTGCCTACCGCGTCGGCTTGCGCCTTCGTCTGGTCCTTGATGGCTTGCGTGGCGGCTTTGGTCTGGTCCGTCCCAGCCTTCTCCGCGCCTTCCATGGCCTTGACGATCGCTAGTTTTTCGGCGCCTTCCCGGGTGCCGGCGGCGAACGCGGCGCCCTGGTCCCCCGTCGCCTCGGTCACTCCTTGGATCGCGGTTTCCAGTTCCTTGTAACGACTATTTGCGTCGGTCCCGGCCTGGAGCCCCGACGCGTACAGCTGGTCCTGTTCCACGCGGGCGAGGGTCAGCGCCTCGGTGACGTCGTTCACCGCGGACGGGACGCCTTGCGCGGCCAGCGCGAGGGTCTGGAAGCCGCCTGCGACGTCCAGGGTGCTGGCGGCGGCGCGGAACTTGTCCAGGGCGTCCCGGTTGTCTTCGTACCATCGGTCCAGGGACGCGCGGCGCGTCGCGGCGGTGATCTTCCCCCCGGCTTCCACGTACGCGGCGGCTATGGCGTCGATGGCCTCCCGTGAGCGTTTCTTCAGTTCGTCTGCCTGGTCCTGCGATTTCTGGAACAGGGACCGGGCCATGCCCACCCCGACACCGGCGGCCGCCAACCCGATAGCCCCGGCGGCACCGAACGACGCCACCAGCCCACCGAGCGTGCCCTGAACGACGTCCGCCGCGCTGGAGAAGTCCCCTTGGAAGGATGATGCGACCTCGGACAGGTTCGCCTTGGCTTCCTGCCTGAATTCCCCGGTGGCGGCACCGGCTTCCTTCGTGCCGTGCTTCACGTTCGTGCCGATGGTGACCGAACTGGATTTGGCGTCGGCTTGCACCGCATCGAACGCCGCCTTAAAGTCCGCCTCCATGCCCTCGGCGGCGGTCTTCGCGCTGGTCTCGATGCCTTCCAGGGCGGCGTCGGTGCCGGTGGCGGTGGTGCGGGCCTCCGTGGTCACGTCGTCCAGGGCGTGAACCACGTCGTCCAGGGCGGCGCCGATGTCATCCGTGCCGGCGATGAAGGACGTCACGTCGGCGACGAAGGCGAGGTTCACCCCGCGGGCCATGTCAGCGTTTCCCGTCGAACGCCGCGAAGTACGCGCGGACCACCGACTGCACCCACAAGGACACTGCGCGGGGCGCCACCTCGCTGAACGCGGCGAACGCCACCCTGCCTTTGCGGTTCGGCGGGGGCAGCTGGCGGCGGGTGCGGCGCTTCACCGGGTACGGCTTCCCCTTGCGGGACCTGCCGGTGTAGGTGGTGAACGTGTCCCGGTTCGTGGATGCCCCGAATTCGAAGGCGCCCCAGGAGTCGGCGGGGATCAGCCCACCTTTCAGCTTGCGGGTGGACGACGCGGCGACGGCCACCGGGGGGTTCCCGCCCTTGATCCGGGCGCCCTTCGCGATAACCAGCTGGTCGGTGCGGGTGCGGGCGCGGTCGTTCACCGCGGTGGTCCACACCGGGCCGATCACCGTCTTCGTGTCGTCGGTGACGGCTTTGCGGACCTCCCGCGGTGCGGCCTTCACTGCCAGGACGACCGCCTTGAGCCGGTCGTCCCCCCGCACCGTGATCACGTCAGGCGACGTATCCGTATGCGGTGTCGGTCTCGGTGTCGTCGGCGAGCAGTACCCCGAACGTCGGCTTCCCCACGACGCCCAGCGCCACGGTGGACGTGGCGTAGGTGCCGACGGTGCCACCGATGGACCCGGGGGTGACGGTCACATTGGCGGTGATCGTGGCGCCGCCTGTCTTCGGCTCGACCGTGATAGCGAGGGTCTCCCCTTCGTTATCGAAGAGGAACTTGGAAAGGGACGTGAGGCTGTCCCAGTCCTGAACGAACGTCAGGTTCAGGACCCAGGTGGCGGGGGTCATGTCGGTATACACGGCACCGGGGGAGACCGCGGTGAACTGGATTTGCGAACTGGACGGCGCGAATTCCACTTGTGAGACAGCCTTTTCGTAGCTGTCGGTGAACTGCACCAGGCAGTCCTTCACGACCAGGGGTACCGGGGTGATCGCTGGCATGTCAGGCCCTCATCTCTATATCGAATGTGTAGGACGGGAAGGACTCCAGGTAGGTGCCGCGGGTGGCGACGGTCCACAGCAGCTGGTCGGTGTCGTCCAGGGCGGTGCGCACGTCGTCGGCCAGGTCGTCCAGGTCGTTGTCCGCCGCGCCGGGTTCCACCTTGGCGACGGCGAGCAGCAGTTTCACCCGGTACAGCAGCGCCGTGGACGGCATGACGTCGGTGGGCCCGAACGACTCGACCCAGGCGATGCCGACCGGGTGGGCCGGTTCGGGTTTCACGTCGTCGGCGTGCGCGGTGACCCGTAGCCCCGTGGCGGTGCTCACGGGGGCTAGCAGGGCCTCCACGGCGGCGCGGACCGCGCGTGCGCCCATCACGTCACCCCGTGACCGGGACGGCGCGGTGCGGGCGCAGCAGGGCCTTGACGGGCCCGGACAGGGGGCGCACCCGGATCGCGTAACCGGAGTCGGCGAACCCGATCACGTCCCCGGTGTCCCGTTGGAACGCGTTCCAGGTGTCCTGGGCCTGCATCGCGACAGCCTCGGTGTACCGGTGGGGCACCACGTCGCCTTCCACCAGGGCCGGGGCGTACGCCTCGCATATCTCCTGGGCCGCCCCGAGCAGCGCCGTCAGGGCGGCGTCGTCTAGCGGCGCGTCGGCCCATAGCTCGCGCGCCTGCTCGGGGGTGCACCAGGTAGACATCGGGTCAGTTCTTTGACCTTGCGGCGGTGGTGGTGGTGCCGACCGGCGGGGCGACGGTGACCTTCGCGAGCCCGTCGGCGTCGTGGATGACGGTCCCGGCGTAGCCGAACACTCCGGCGTCCACGCCGCCCTTGGTGATGTCCAGGGCCTGGACCCGGATGGGGGCGCCTCCGCCCAGTTCGTAGAACGTGGCGGCGGAGCGTGTGCCGACCAGGATGGTGGCGGGGGTCATGTCGGCGCGCGGCACGATCTGGAAGCCGCCCAGGGACCCGCCTTCCAGGCCCAGGGACTGCGACAGCAGGCCCAGGACGTCCTCGGCGGGGGTGAGCAGCAGGGACCGGTAGACGTCCGCGGCGACGATGGCGAACGTGGGCGGGGCGGTCTCCACCACTGCCAGGGCGGCGTCGACCAGGCCCGCGGCGGCACCGCTGATACCCGCGGGGACGGTGCCCGGGGTGACGGTGGTGGCACCGGCGAGCAGCGCCGTCAGGGCGGCGGTGTCCGTCAGACGGCTATAGGACTCCGTCATGGCCTGGTAGTAGCCCTCCAGGAACGCCGGGTTCGGGAAGTCGACCATGGCCCGATCGATGTCGTGAGCCCCGGCGTAGCGCTTGGCGTCGTCGGACACCGGTTCGGTGGCGATCGCGGCGGACGGCACGGGGGCCTTGTCGCCGGCGTACTCCGCCATGACCGGCTTGGTGACCCAGCGCCAGGACTCGATCGTGAGCGAGGTGAGGTTGTCCTGGGAGATCAGGGGCACGATGACCCGGGTGTACGGGGACCCGGACCACAGTTCCCCGATCCACTGCGGCTGGACGACGTTCACCCCGACGGTGGAGTACGTGACGTCGACCAGGGCGGCCAACAGGCGCACGTCGTTGGCGCGCTTGGCCTGCGACCAGCGGGACACGAAGTCATGAAGTGAGGCGATGGCCTGCTTGTCGCCCTGGGCGGCGCGCAGCTGGGGGACCGCGGGGCGCGCCGCCGCGGTCGTGGGTGCGGTCATGGGTTCCTCTTCCTCTTCGGGTTCGTCCTCCGCGGCGGCGGGGTCGGGTTCGGGCGGCGGCTCTTCGGTGGGGGTCACGGTGACGGTGACGGTGGCGCCGGGGGTCTCCACGGTGACGGACCCGTCGTCGTTCACGGTGGCGTCGGTGTTCCCGGCGTCCGCGGCGGACAGCCGCGCGGACGCAAACGCGGGTTCGGTGACGAACCCCACCCATGTCAGGGTCCCGCCGGTCATCACACCGTCCACAATCTGCGGGTCATCGATCTCCACGGACAGCCCGTCACGGTCCCCCGCCGCAACCTCCGCCAGAAGCTCGTCGCCCTTCGGCGTCGCGGACACCGCAAACGTCCCGGTGATCCCCGCGTCGGTGTCCTCAAACGCGGCGAGCCTGCCCACCGGGACGTTCCGGTCGTGCCCGACATTGGCACGCACGACGTCCGCTACCTGAACACCGGGGCCCGCGGACAGGGGGCCCAGGTTGGTGCGCCCGACCTCCCCGTACGGGAGCAGCGTGCCGGTGACGGTGCGGGCGTCGCGGTCCGCGACCAGGCCGCGGGTGGTGAGGATGACAGCGGTCATGGGGGCCTCTCAGTCTCGGGTCTCGGGTTGGTCAGGTAGGGCCACAGCCGCCAGGACCGATGACATGTCCAGGGCGGTGCGGGTCCCGCGGGGGGTGATGTCGTCCATGGACAGCCGCCACGACACGGCGTCGGCGTACGGGGTGAGCCCGTACAGGGGCAGCTGGGTTCCGGTGATCGCGGCGCTGTTCTGATACGTCAGGGACGTTTGCAGGAGCCCGGCGTCCAGGGCCACAGCCGGGACCCCGACCAGGCGGGCGATGTCCACGGCGACGGCGTTGCGGGCCTCCACCAGCACCGTCGGCACAAGCTCCCCGTGCTCTTCCAGGGTGACCGCCGCCGGCAGGTACGCCAGCGCACCGTCGGGGTCCCGGCGGGCGTTGCGCCACGCGGTCAACAGTTCGCTGATCTCCGACGCGGTGAGCTCGTCGTCGGTGGTGTTATGCAGCACCGTCGCGGGGATGGGGTTGCGCGCGGCCTTGATCCACGCGGACTCAAGGTCCCGGGCGCCGCGGATGGTGGCGGCGCCCAGGGTCAGAACACCGTCGTGGGGGCCGCGGAACAGGCACGCCCGGTCCGCTGGGATCTTCTGCCCGTCGGCGTTCACCACGAACCCGTCAGCATCGAAGTCCCACGACGTGTACGGCATCCATTCGGCGGCGAGCACCGCCCCGTTCGCCGGGGACCGTTCCAGCGCCCACAAGGACCACCCGTCCAGGATCAGGTCCAGGATCGTGAACGACATGCGCTGCCCGGGGTGAAGCTGCCCGGCGGTGGAGTACGCCCACGTCGGGGCGGGGATCTCCGCGGCGTCCCGGTACGTGCGCAACGGCAGGCGCCCGATCTGCGCGGTGACCAGCAGGCACGCCTTCGCCATGGCCGGGACGGACAGGGCTTCGGCGCGGGTGACCGGGCCCAACCAGGTGGCGTCCGGGAACAGGTCCGCCCACGGGGCGTAGTCGGCGAGCTCACCGGTGGACCAGGGGGACACGATGCCGTAACGGGCGCGCCACGACTCCGGGGCGACGGGGGCGCGGGCGTCCGATGCGTGTAAGTGCCGGGACACGTCCGCGGCGAGCTTGATACCCGATAGCGGGTTCACGCTTCCGAACGTTACTCCGTCTTACCCCCCTTACCCACGCTTAGGCGGTCACGATTGACAGGTCCCGGCGGGCCGGGAGCCGGTCGTACGCGGCGAGCGCCCACGTTGCGGCGATCAGCGGGGTGATGTCCCCCGTGGATTTGGTGCGCGCCCACAGGATGCCCGTGCCGTCGCCGACGGTGCGGGTGGCGGCGGACAGGGCGGCGGTGTCCAGGGACGGCTGAGCGAAGTGCTGAACGGTGCCGGTGGCGATCTCGCGGCGCATCGCGGCGACAGCTGCCAGGGCCAGCGGGTAGGTGAGGGGGTCCAGTCGGATGCGGGGGCGCTGCCGGGCCAGCACCGTGGCGGTGTCCAGGTTCACCCCGATGCTGTCGTACGTGACGGGGGCCTTGTAGCGGCGAGCCAGGTCGTAGATGCGTTGCGGCAACCAGGCGGACCCGGACCCGTGGTCGAGAACCTCCACGAACCCCACCCCGGTGTCGGGGTCGCGCCACGCCGCGCAGATAGCCGCGCTGGCGCCTACCGGGTCCACGTCGTACGCCAACGTGAACCGGTCGGGGCGGGCGCCGAACGGGGCGGCGAGCCTGCTCCACTGTTCGGGGTTCACCGCGCGGTCCACCGAGGTGAGGGGCCACAGTCCCAGGTATTCGCGGGCGAACATGTCCGGGCCCAGGTCGGGGTCCCCGTGGCGGTCCCGGATGGTGTCCAGGTCCACGAACCCCGCGGCAAGCCCCGGGTGCGCCGCGAGCCATACCGACTCGTCGTCGGGGTCGGCGCCTTCGGGTGCGGCGTAGATCAGACCGGGTATGTCACCGCGGCGGGCCCGTTCCAGGTTGGAGAACAGTAGGCAGTCGCGGGTCTGCCCGGCGGTGCCGGTGAGGATCAGCCTCCAGTCCGGCACGGTGTCCAGGGTCGGCAGGACACCGGCCATAAGCTCCGCGGCGCGGTCCCCTTCCACCTCTTGCGCTTCATCGACCCACACCACCCCGATGCCGGACCCGCGGAAGGCCTCCGGTTTCGGGGGCAGGATCATCAGCCGGGACCGGTTCCCGAACGTGACACGCTGCCTGCCGGCGGCGAGCGATACCACGGTGTCCGTGGCGGTGTCGTGGCGTTGCAACCGTTCCAGCAGTTCATCGCGGAACAGTTCGGTGGCCTTGGTGCCGGTGGTCGCGGTGTAGGCGACGGCCAGCCCGGGGGTGGCCTTGCACAGCCCGACCAGGTAGGCGAACACCCCGAGTGTTTTCCCGGCGCGGCGCGGCAGCTGGATCGCGGACCGGTGCCCGGTGTGGATCACCCCGGCGGCGCGTATCTGATGCTCCGCCGGAACGAGTCCCAGCGCGGTGGACCCGGTTTCGATCAGGGCGCGGTGCGCTTTCCCCCGGACCCGGCTAGCGAAGATCGGGTTCGCCATGATCACCCCCGGGGAGAGAAAAAAGGGCGGAAGGCTGTGCGGTGTTACCGGCTCGCCTCAAAAACTTCCCGCGGGTATCGCGGTGGGATCCACGCATACTCGACGTGCTCTATGTCCTCCCACGCGCCGACGTTGCGGACCGTTGCGCCACCCTCGGTGGTGCGCGTGGTGATAGTGCGGCGTTGCGCCCGCACCGTCAGGAGCCCGTCGAACCGGCGCCCGACCAGGTGGGACTCTCGGTATGTGTGCGCGGTGAACGCCCGTTCGAGCGTGGCACGCGGCAGGCTCCACGTCGCGCGCGCCGCGTGCCCGTCGTAGGGGTTCAGCGCGACGACGCGTACCCGGTACTGCACCTTCTGTGCCATGTCTCACCAGTCCCTGATTCGTCGTGCGGTGGTGGTGCGGGTGCGCCGCCGGGCCTGCCCCTCCACCTGACCGGCCCGGCGGTTACACACCGCGTGTTCGGGGGCGAGGTTGGCGGGGTTGTCGTTCCCCCCGTTGGCCCTGCCCGTGATGTGCCCCACGTCCCACGGTTCCCGGGGGTCGATCACCCCGCCGCACCGCCAGCACACCGCGGTCCCGGTGGCCACGGTGCGCGCCAGCTGGGCGCGGATGCGCGTCGCCCGGCCACCGTGCCACCTGTCCACTAGAACAGGGTGCCCTGGTCGGCGGACAGGTCGCGCCTGGTCGGCGCGTCGCGCACCTTGTCCCATCCCACGGAGTAGATGAACGCGGCGGTGCGGGCGTGCCCGTCGCAGCGTTCCGCGTCGCACGCCACGAGCTCTTTCGGTAGCCGTCGCCCGGTCCCGGCCTGGGGGGTGGGGTGCCAGCGCGCCACGACCCAGGTGTGCGTCGCGGGTTCGCCGCACCAGTCGCAGGGTGGCGCGCCCGGGGGCGAGGGTGCGGGGGACGGCCGCGTGTCCCCGGGCGCGCCGGTCATCGTGCCCGCTAGTCCTCGCGCCACTCTTCCCCGTACAGGACGGCGAGCCCGTGGGGGTCCCGTTGGTACTCGGTGACAACCCGGTCATCGTCGGGGTCCGGCTCAGGGTCGGGGGCAGGCTCGGGGTCCACGTCGGGGTCCGGCTCGGGTTCGGTGGGGTTCACGGTCACGGGTTTGTCCCTTCCCTACAGGTTGTCGGGTCCCTACAGGCACAGAGAGGGGGACCCCTGCCCCATGCGTTTGCCCACGCACCACCCCTTAGCGCATCGTCTGACGCCCGGGACCCCTAGGCGTGCAAGGGGTAGCCGGGTGACAGCTTGCGCCACTGTTGGCCTTTGGGTGGCGGGCCCCTGCGGTTAGGGGCCTTAGGGCATTGGACACCGCGGCGCGCTTTTGTGGTCCGGCGAGCGCGCTCGATGGAACCGGGGCGAGCGAATCCTAGAAGGGCGGCACCTCCGTCCCGTGGTCGATGCGATACGAGACCATGCGCTCGGGCTTGTCGATGCTGCCGGCGAGCAGCACGTTCAGGGTGTTCGGGTAGATCGACACGGCGCCCACCGTTGCCAGGGTCGCGCCCGGTTCGTCGATCAGGGCGAGCAGCTGGTGTAACAGGGGCTCTAGCTCGTGCCAGCGGATCTCAGTGCGCATCGGAGACCACCTCACGGTGCAGCAGGTCACCGCGGGCCACCCGCGCCCGGATCAGGCGAATGGTCGTAGGCAGGTTCCGCCGGGGCGGGGGGAGCATCACCCGCACCTGAAGGATCACCGGGCGCTCGGGGTCCCGGTAGCCGACTACGGCGAGCAGGTCACCGCGGCGGTGCCGGCGGACCTCATACCCGTGCTCGGCCGTGGCGCGCGGGTCCAGCTCGGAGATGCCGGGGTGCGCGGCGACGGTCTCGACGTCCGCGTACGGGACGCGGAACGTGTCCGCGTAGGACACCGCGTCCAGGTCCCAACGCCACGTCGCATGGAGCACATGAACGTTCGGCATCTAGACCCCCCCCCCCCCCCCC